ACACCACCTTCTGCGCTCAGATCGCCGAATGGGCCAATCGGCAGGATTGGTCGCAGGCGCTGGTGGCCTCGTTTGTCTCGATGGCGGAAGAGAAGCTGAACTCTAGGCTGCGCATTGGCCAGATGATCGCCACCAGCCAGAACACCGTCACTTGCGGCTGCGCGCCGCTGCCGGGCGACTGGCTGGAGACGGATCTCCTCTTGATGGCCAGCGCCTCGACCCCGACCGGCTGGGTGCCGTTGACCTACAAGGCGCGCGACGAGTTTTTTCGCCTGCCCGCCACGCCTTATTCCGGCACCTATGTCCAGAACTACAATTCGACCTGGCTTAATTATACGATCGAGGGGCTGACGATCTATTTTGGTGGCGCGCCCGACGAGGTCGAGGGCACGCTGTTTCAGATGAATTATTTCCAGCAAGTGCCGGTGATGGCGACGGTCGGGTCGAGCTGGGTCTACACCAATTATCCCTCATTGTACCTCTTTGCCGCGTTGATGCACGCTGGTTTTCATGCGGTCGGCGAGGAGCAGGGGGCGCTCACGTTCGGGCAACAGGTCGACAAGCGGATTGACGACCTCAACGCCGCCTGGCTGCGCGCCAAGGCGTCGGGTTCACGGCTGAAGCGCACCCGGGTGAGATCGTTCGGATGAACGACCAATGGATCCCCGGCCCGCCCGTTAAGCCGCCGACGTGGACGGTTAACCCGCTGCCGCCGTCGAACGACTGGAACGACACTGAAGGCTGTTCCGCGGTCAGCGGGCCCGCCATCGTTGACGGCGTGATCATCACCGGCGTGCCGGCGACGGTCAGCTCGCTGTACTGGCAGGTCAGCCTCAACGACGGCGGCGCGCCGCCGAACTTCGCCATCAACCATCTCAACGGCGCCGGCGCTGTGCTCGGTCCGGCGCTGTCGATCTCCGGCGCCGATCTCTCGGCCACCTTCGCCGGTCCGGTTTACCTGGCCCGCGATCCGGTCGAGCCGAAGGAGGCGGTCACTCTCGAATATCTGGAGGCGCATGGGGCGGGGGTCGAGGAGGTTCCCGACAACCAGACGTATGGGCGCACGTTAGGGGCCTGGAACCCGGTCGTTCCAGCGAGCGGCGGCGGTTACACCGGAGCGGTCACGCTGGGCGCGGGCGGCGCGGTGACTTCAGGCGCGCTGACCTTTTATGGCTCGGCGCTGGCTTATCTGCCTACGCTCGCGCAGCTGCAGATTGGCGATGGTCCTGCGGGTCAGGTGCCGACAGCGGACGGCAGCGGCAATCTGACTTGGACGACGCCGACGACGGGCGGACCTTACTTGCCGCTTTCGGGCGGCACCATCACGGGTTCGCTGACGGTCAATCAGGTTCTGACCGTGCAGGGCTCCAACAGTCTGGTGCTTAATGGGCCAAACGGCAATCAGCGCGCCATTCTCGGTCAGACTTCGACGCTGACGCGCTGGCAATTGATGCTGGGCGATGGAACGAGCGAGGGGTTGAACAACACCGGCTCGAATTTCTCCCTCACCGCCTACGCCACGGCAGGCGGTTTTCTTGGCAATTGGCTGACCATCGCGCGGGCGGACGGGTCGACGACCTTCAACGGCTCCGGCGTCACCATTGCGGGCGGCCTGGCGGTCAATGGGCTCCTGGCGCTCGCCAGCCCGAACAATCTGGCGATCTACGGCGGCGCGGCAGGGCAGTTTTTACAGACCAACGGCGCGGGAATTCTATCTTGGGCCCCAGTGCCGCCGAGCGGCATCCCCGACGCTCCGACGGATGGAACGCAATACGGTCGTCAGAGCGGGGCGTGGACGCCCATCTCGGTCTCGGGCGGGCCTCCAGTCATCATTGCCGCTACACCCCCTTCAGCGGCCTCCGCAGGCGATCTATGGTGGGATAGCGTCGGCGGGCAATTGTACGTCTATTTTACGGACGCCAATTCCAGTCAATGGGTGATTGCGGTCAATGCGGGTTCAAGCGGCGCGGGCGCCGGCGCCTCCATCTCGGTTGGCGCGACCCCGCCGGTCAATCCGACTGTCGGCGCTTTGTGGTGGGATGCGGTCGGGGCCCAGATGTATCTCTGGTTCAACGACGGCAACAGTTCACAATGGGTTCCGACGACCAATCAAATGGCCGGCGTGTCGCCCGCTTCGACCACGGTCCTGGGCGGGGTCAAGGTCGACGGAACGTCGATCAAGGCGGCGGCGGACGGCACGATTTCGACCGTGCTCATCCCGATGGGCGACAACAGGCTCATCAATGGCGATATGCGGATCGACCAAAGAAACAACGGGGCGAGTGGGACAGTAGGCGGCTACACAGTTGATCGATGGGGCTTCGCGAACACGGTTGCGGGCAAGGGAGCGTGGGGGCGTAACTATGGCAATGCAGTCACGATTAATCCGACAGGGTTCCTCTACTATCTCGGGTTCCAATCGTCGTCGGCCTACACGCCGTTGGCGGGCGACACGTTCGTTTTTTATCAAATCATCGAAGCTGACATGATCGGCGATTGTGCTTTCGGTCAGCCGAACGCGCAGCCGCTTACTTTGTCGTTTTGGGCCTATTCTAGCTTAACGGGAACATTTAGCGGTTCTCTGGCCAATTACCCCTCGCCACCTACGCGATCGTATCCTTTCACCTTCTCGCTCCCGGCAGCGAACACCTGGACGAAGATCGTTATCATCATTCCCGGCGACACGGCCGGAACGTGGATCTTGAGTGGCAACGCCGCTTGGGGCGTGGTTCATTTCGATTTGGGCACGGGCGCGACCTATCGCGGTCCTGCGGGTGCGTGGGCGTCTGCCAATTACAGTGGCGCGACCGGCGCGGTTAACACTGTCGCGACCAACGGTGCCTATTTCCTTTTGACCGGCGTCAAACTGGAGATCGGCTCCGTAGCAACGCCGTTCAATCGGCAGTCGCTTGCCAAGTCCTTGGCGGATTGTCAGCGGTATTATTACAGTGGGCCTAATGAATACACTTCTGGATGGGCCGATGCTCCCTTAGTTATATACGATATTAGAGTGCTTAAGCAGTCGATGCGGGTAGCTCCCACAATTACTATAAACGCTAATCATTATGACAATGCGACAGATATTGGATTAGGGAGCTCAACGACAGATGATTTTTTAGTCGTACTTACGGCGGCTACCACAGCTAATATGGCTGGCGCTTGGTATACGTACACCGCGGACGCGGAGCTATGATCGACTTTCCCGCCAGCCCCACCGTCGGCCAGGCGTTCGTCGATCCGGCGACCGGCCTGCGATGGGTGTGGGACGGGACAAAATGGAAGGCGAGCGGCCTGGCGACGCCCCCCTTGCCGGTGCCGATGAACGACAACCGCATCATCAACGGCGACATGCGGATCGACCAACGTGGCGTCGCTAGTACCGGTGGCGGTATGAGCGGTACGGCAATTGGCTACACCTGTGACCGCTGGCAATTTTTGGCGAGTTTGGCGACTGTAGGGGGCTGGGGAACTGGTCCTAATTTTACTGAGTTTCCAAATCAACTTGGGTTTACTTCCAATCTTGCTTACACTTTGTTGGCTAGCGATTATTTCACTTTCATGCAGCCACTTGAAGCTGATATGATTTCTGATTTCATGTGGGGAACTGCTGGCGCGCAGTCCGTTACTTTATCTTTCCGCGTTAATGCGACTATCGCTGGCACATATGGTGGCGCGGTTCGCAACTTTGCGGGAACGCGCTCTTATCCTTTCACTTACTCAATTCCAGTCGCAAATACGTGGACGTCGATTTCTATCACTATTCCTGGCGACACCGCCGCTGGGACTTGGGTGCTGAGTGGCAATGCTGGTTCGTTGCAACTTGTCTTCGCTTTTGGTGTGGGCAGTAATTTAACAGCCCCCGCTGGGGCGTGGGCCGGAGGCGGTTATCTCTCAGCTAATGGTTGTGTCAGCACTGTTGGAACCGCTGGCGCACAGTTCTTTGTGACCGGCGTCAAGCTGGAGATTGGCTCGGTCGCAACGCCCTACAATAGGCAGTCGCTGGCTAAGAGCATGGCGGATTGCCAGAGGTACTATGTTGGCAACGGTTATTTCAATTATGCTGGCTTTGCTACTGAAATCGCACCAATAAGCATATCGCAGACGTTTCCAACTAATATGCGAGCGCCTCCGACTATAGTCGTGACGCCTCAAGGCTCTTTAAATATAACCAACCCTCTTGTTGGTCCTGTAGATGGAACGTATTATGCTGTTGGTGGTCAATCAACTGCGGCTGGCAATTTTATTTATTATGGCACCTTTACTGCAAGCGCGGAGCTTTGACCATGACCTCTACGCATGCTTGACTTCCCCGCCAGCCCCATAATTGGCCAGCAATTCACCGCTGCGGGCGTGACCTGGATTTGGGACGGCGCGAAGTGGTTGCCGAGCGGCCTTTCCCCCACCGTCGCGCCGGGGATCAACGACAACCGCATCGTCAACGGTGACATGCGGATCGATCAGCGGGGCGTCGCCAGCGGCGCGGGTGGGACAGCGGCCGGTTATACTATCGATCGCTGGCAATACTCTGGGATACAGGCTGGCAAAGGAACGTGGACTCGCCCCAATGTCGCTTGTCCTGGGTTCCCTTATGCCTTGATGTTCACATCGTCGTCGGCTTACGCCGTTGTGAACAACGATATCTTTCTCTTCCTCCAAAACATCGAAGCCGACATGATCAGCGATTTCGCTTGGGGAACACCCAATGCGCAGCCGGTCACCTTGTCGTTTTGGGCTTATTCCAGTCTGATCGGGACGTTCAGCGGTGGGATCCGCAATCTCGCTATCCAGCGTGCTTATCCATTCACTTACTCGATTTCGACCGCGAACACTTGGACGAAGATCAGCGTCACCATTCCGGGTGACACGGTTGGCGCATGGCCGCTTTCCGGCAATGGAATTGGTGCGACGCTGGGTTTTAGCCTGGGGGCTGGGACTGGGACGTACAGCGCTCCCGCCAATGTATGGGGCTCGACCTACGCTCTCGCTGCGCCTGGCGCGGTCAGCGTCGTCGGGACCAACGGCGCGATTTTTCAGATCACCGGCGTCAAGCTAGAGATCGGCTCGGTAGCAACGTCGT